TAACTTAGAAGTTCCAGTAATAGAAATTAAAGAACCAAAACCAGATAACTTAGAAGTTCCATCGATAGAAATTAAAGAACCAAAACCAGATAACTTAGAAGTTCCATCAATAGAAATTAAAGAACCAAAACCAGATAACTTAGAAGTTCCATCAATAGAAATTAAAGAACCAAAACCAAATAATTTAGAAGTACCATCAATAGAAATTAAAAAACCAAAACCAGATAACTTAGAAGTTCCATCAATAGAAATTAAAAAATCTAAACCAAATAACTTAGAAGTTCCATCGATAGAAATTAAAGAACCAAAACCAGATAACTTAAAAGTTCCATCGATAGAAATTAAAGAACCAAAACCAGATAACTTAGAAGTTCCATCGATAGAAATTAAAGAACCAAAACCAGATAACTTAGAAGTTCCATCAATAGAAATTAAAAAAACAAAACCAGATAATTTAGAAGTACCATCAATAGAAATTAAAAAACCAAAACCAGATAATTTAGAAGTTCCATCAATAGAAATTAAAGAACCAAAACCAGATAATTTAGAAGTTCCATCGATAGAAATAAAAAAATCTAAACCAGATAATTTAGAAGTTCCAGTAATAGAAATTAAAGAACCAAAACCAGATAACTTAGAAGTTCCATCGATAGAAATTAAAGAACCAAAACCAGATAACTTAGAAGTTCCATCGATAGAAATTAAAGAACCAAAACCAGATAACTTAGAAGTTCCATCGATAGAAATAAAAGAACCAAAACCAGATAACTTAGAAGTTCCATCAATAGAAATTAAAAAAACAAAACCAGATAATTTAGAAGTACCATCAATAGAAATTAAAAAAACAAAACCAGATAATTTAGAAGTTCCATCGATAGAAATAAAAAAATCTAAACCAGATAATTTAGAAGTTCCAGTAATAGAAATTAAAGAACCTAAACCAGATAATTTAGAAGTATCATCAATAGAAATTAAAGAACCAAAACTAGATAATTTAGAAGTACCATCAATAGAAATTAAAAAACCGAAACCAGATAATTTAGAAGTTCCATCAATAGAAATTAAAAAACCAAAACCAGATAATTTAGAAGTACCATCAATAGAAATTAAAGAACCAAAACCAGATAACTTAGAAGTTCCATCAATAGAAATTAAAAAATCTAAACCAAATAACTTAGAAGTTCCATCGATAGAAATTAAAGAACCAAAACCAGATAACTTAGAAGTTCCATCGATAGAAATAAAAAAATCTAAACCAGATAATTTAGAAGTTCCATCGATAGAAATAAAAAAATCTAAACCAGATAACTTAGAAGTTCCATCAATAGAAATTAAAAAACCAAAACCAGATAATTTAGAAGTACCATCAATAGAAATTAAAGAACCAAAACCAGATAATTTAGAAGTTCCATCAATAGAAATTAAAAAACCAAAACCAGATAATTTAGAAGTACCATCAATAGAAATTAAAGAACCAAAACCAGATAATTTAGAAGTACCATCAATAGAAATTAAAGAACCAAAACCAGATAATTTAGAAGTACCATCAATTTATATTGATAAATTAAGATTACCCATTCAAGAATTAGAAATTCCAAAATTAGATATAAATGACGATGAATGTCTTTTTACTAATATTAATCCACTAATAAGATTATATCATAAATATCCTTCAAAAAAACTTCAAGATAAAATTATTAAAATATTTGATGATATTGAAAGTAAAATAGAAGAATGTTGTGTTGATAATCCAGATTATATAAAATATATTAAAATTATAATCCAGTTAAATAGATTATATTATTTTAAAAAAAATGAAAATAAAAATCAATATTTAACACGTTTAAAAATAACTTTAAGAAATCAATATGATATAATAAAAACAATTGAAAATGATATTTATAAAAAACATTTAAAATCTATTTTTAATACATTAAATGATAAATTTAAAAATAATAATATATATCAACATCTCATTTCTTTTGAACAAAAAAATAAAAATAAAAAAAATAATAAATTATTTGAAAATTCCAGTAAATTAATTAAAGAACAAAAAATAGATTGTATTAATGAAAGTGATAATAATGAAGGTAATTTATCAAATTGCAGTTTATCATCAGAACCAAAGAGTTATTTAGATAATGTTCCTAAATCAGAATTAGAATTAAAATTTGAATCAGAATCAGATAACTATACAATTAATAATATTGATACTGATACTAATACTAATACAGCTAATAATAGTGATTCAGATGATAGTAATTCAAATTTATCATTAACTTCAGAAGATAGTTTATCATCTTGTTCAGATACAGATTTTGATGATTAATAAAATATTTACATACCAATACCTAATCTAGAAACTCTTTCATAATATTCTTCCATTTTACGATCTCTTTCTTGTAATCTTTTAATTCTATCATCTTCTTTTTGTTTTTCAAATAATTCTTGTTTTCTTTTATATTTTAATTCTTTTTCTGTTAAACTTTCTTTTAATTTAGAATCACTATATTGTTGATATTCTTTAATATTTCTAAATTGTTTTTTATTAGTATCAACAGATGGTATTCTATTTTCTGTAAAAGCTAATTTAAAATCTGTATATTGTAATGAATTATTTGAAGTAGTTCCAGAATAATCTGTTGTTTTCACACCTATTTCAGAATGTATTATATTTTTACAAGAAGGTAATGCTTCTGGTTCTTGATATTTAATTACATTTGTTGTTGGTACTTTATTTTCAAAAGTTTTATTAAATTTATTATTGGAAACTTTTGTTTTTCCAAATAAATTCTTAATATTTATATCTTCTCTAACCTTTGATGATTTTACCATCATTTCACCATAACCAAATTCAACATCTTCATCTATAAACTTATTTTCTTCAAAAGATTTATTAAATTTTGAATGAAATGTTTCATCTGCGGATAAATTATTAACACCAGTATTTTGTTTAATTGATGTTTCATAGTTATTTTTTAAATCAAAATGATTACGGTTATTATCACGATTTTTTAATTCTATTGCTAACTTATTAAATTGTTCTGTTATATAATTAAAAAAATCTGGATCACCACCTTTATCTGGATGATTTTGTATAGCAAGTTTTTTATAATTAGTTTTTAATTCTTCCCAACTATAATTTTTAGAATTTAATTTGAATAATTTGTGAGAACTAGACATTATCTTATAAAATATTAATATAAAAATGAGTAATATATTTACAATATATTATAATTTACAGAATATAATTATAACATTAAAAAAATTAGATGTTTTATTTGATAAAATAGAAAATTTAAATCCATATTGTAATAATAAAGAAGAATTAAAAAAAACTTTAGTTATTTCAAAGTTATTATATACTAAATATAAAACAATCGATTGGTTTATAGATCTATATAAAAATATTATATTTATTTCATATGAAAAAACAAAATTAGTAGATATTTATAGTTACATTAAAAATCCAGAATTATTAACAGTTAAAGAAAGTAAAAATTTATATCCTAAAAAATATTTAGATTCTATTCTACTTGAATATATTAAACTAAATAATAATGTTAGAACATTTATAATACATCCAATTGAATATAACTCCGATAAATTAAATGATATTGAAAAATTAATATTAAGTTATGGAATGATATATTATGAAAATAAAATTAAGATACAAGGTATATCAAAATATCATAATTTATTAAAACAAATTAATTTTAAAGATGAACGTGAATTTTTATATAATAGAGCATATGTTAGTTACAAAAATGAACCTTTAATTTTTATATTAATAGATTTTTATGATTTAAAACAAATTAATGAATTTATTAAAGATTGTAAAAAAATATTAAAAACAACTTCATTTGATTTATGTGAAACACAAGAAGATACTTTTAGAATAAGTAGTATATTATTAAATAATAATACATTAAATAAATTAGATTTTAACTTTAATCCATATATAAAAAATTTATTAAATATTTATTTTGATTTTTTCGAAAATGATAAAGATAATTGTTGTATTTTTACAATTTCAAAATTTAAAATAACTTATATTCATATCAATAATATTATTATTGAAAGTAATATAATTTATAATGAGGATATAGAATTTATAGAATTAGAAGATATTGCATATTTTAAAAGAAAAAACTTAATATATAATCCAGATGAATATTATTATTATAATGGATTTAAATTTAAAAAAAATAATTCAAATTTAAAAGAATTAATAAATAAATTTGAAGAAAATACTTAAAAAAGATCACTCCTAAAAGTGATCATTCTGAAAAAGATCACTCTTAAAAAGATCACTCTGTGAAAAAGATCACTCTGTGAAAAAGATCACTCTGTGAAAAAGATCACTCTTAAAAAGTGATCATTCTGAAAAAGATCTTTCTGTTAAAAAGATCTTTCTGAAAAATGATCACTCTGTGAAAAAGATCATTCTTAAAAAAAAAATCTTTTTTATAAATATAAAATTATTTTTTAAATCTTAAAAAGATCTTACTGTAAAAAAGATCACTCTGTGAAAAAGATCACTCTTAAAAAGTGATCATTCTTAAAAAAAAAAATCTTTTTTATAAATATAAAATTATTTTTTTAATCTTAAAAAGATCTTTCTGAAAAAGTGATCACTCTTAAAAAGATCATTCTCTAAAAGTGATCATTCTGAAAAAGTGATCACTCTTAAAAAGATCATTCTCTAAAAGTGATCATTCTGAAAAAGATAACTCCTAAAAAGATCTTTCTGTTAAAAAGATCATTCTGTTAAAAAGATCTTTCTGTTAAAAAGATCACTCCTAAAAAGATCATTCTGAAAAAGATCACTCCTAAAAAGATCATTCTGTTAAAAAGATCTTTCTGTTAAAAAGATCACTCCTAAAAAGATCATTCTGAAAAAGATCACTCCTAAAAAGATCTTTCTGTTAAAAAGATCATTCTGTTAAAAAGATCACTCCTAAAAAGATCATTCTCTAAAAGTGATCATTCTGAAAAAAAAAGATCTTTTTTTATAAAAATAAAATTATCTTTATATAAAATATTTTTTAAATTATTTTTTAAATCTTAAAAAGATCATTCTGAAAAATGATCACTCTGAAAAGATTAAAATTTATAAATCAAAATACTTTTTAAGATTTATATTTAATTTTTTATTTAATTTTATATTAAAAGTTTCAAAATTATTAATATAACTGTAATCATCATCTTCTTCAATTTTAGTATTAATATCTTTAAAAAAATCTATAATGTATGTAGGATAATCGTTAGATTCTTTAATAATTTTATAAATAATTATTAAAAGTTTAAATATTTACAATTTTTAACAAAAAAAGTTAAAAAATGTTAAATAAAAAATGATATAAAAATATAACAATTATATAAAATATGACAAAATATTCTTGTGAAAGATGTGGAAAAGATTTTTCTCAAAAATCTCACTATGATTCTCATAAAAGAAGAAAAAAACCTTGTGAAAATTATTCAAATAAAATTCAGTTGATGGTTGATAAGAAAGTTAAAGAGACTATTAATGATTTAAATTTGAGTAATTTAAAAAAAATGATGTTAAAAAATGAAGATAATTTTAACCAAACTTATAATAATATGGAAACATTTAATGATCTTTATGTATTTCTTCAATTATATAAAGATAATGATATTATAACTTGGTTGGAAGAACCATGGATTGGTAAAGATAAACTTGAATCATTATTAAGATTGTTTGCAGGTCTTGGATTAATAGATAAACTAAAATCATATAATATATGCAAAGGTAATTTTAATAAAAAAACTATAGTTAAAAATACTACAATTAAAGATGTATTTTATAACGAAAAAAATAACCTTATTAAATTAAAAGATAAAGGTGATTCATCTGATTTAACTGGTATTTTAAAAAATAATGAAAAACATATGCTAGTTACAACATCAAAGAATTTAAATAATATTCAAGTTGGAAAATTGGATATTGATCAAATATTAACAAATTTTCAACAATATAAACTTGAAGAATATACGATGACGTTGTGTGTATGTGTTAGAAACGCAAGTGATTTTAAAATTATGAAAAAAAATATAGAAGAAACTAATAACCAATTAAAATCCTTGTTAGAGAAAGAAGATACTATTATTATTGATCGTAATGATTTAAATGAAGCATATCATCAATTTAAAATATTTTATGGACAAACACCTATTGATAATATTATAAATTCAGATCAAACCACATTATGTTTAAAAATGCATCAAAGACTAGGTGTATTAAAAACATTAAGAATGAAAAATAATAAAAATAAAACGATTCTATGGGGTCATATTCAAAGAAGTGGAAAAAGTTATATTATTGGTGGTTGTATCATTGAAGATAGTAAAGATAAAGATGAGTGTAATTATTTAATAATTACAACAGCACCAAATGAAACAATAGATCAGCAAGTAAAAATATTAAATTGTATTCAATTAAATGATTTTAATATTATAGTATTAAATGGTAAAGATAAAAAACCAGTTTTAACTAAAAAAAATATAATCATTTGCTCTAAACAATTTTTACAGACCAAAGTTGATAAAGATGAAGATAAACAAAAACATACAGAAGAAAAAACTAAAAGTATTAAATGGTTAAAACAATTGTCTTTTGATATGAGATTTTTAGATGAAAGTCATAATGGAGGAACTACTGAACTAGCAAAGGAAACATTAAAATCTTATGGAAATTTATCATTTACAATTAAAATTACAGCCACATATTCCAAACCTGTAAATGATTATAATATTCCAAAAAATTGTTGGATTCTATGGGATTTGGAAGATATAAAACTCTGTAAAAATATTACAGATAATAGTAATTTAGATAGATTAGTAGAAAAACATGGTGAATGTATTCGTGATATAATTACAACATATTCGAAAACTAATATAATTGATGAATACTCAAAATATCCTGAATTATGGTTATTAACTGATGAAATTAACTCAAATATTTTATCAGAAATAATAAAAGAAACGCAAGATAATAATTATGGATGGTCGTTAGATGCTTGTTTTCTTCTTAAACAAGGAGTTAAAAATGATAAAGAAACAAATAATTCTAAAATAGTATTTAAGGAAGAATTTCAAAATGAAGAAGAAAATTTAAAATTATGGTATAAAATTTTTGGAAAAAAAAATAAATTTGGAATTCCTGATAAAGATTATCTGGATGATATTGTATTTATGAAAAGAATTGAAAAAATATGTAAAGATCCAACAATAGATTCACGATTTATTGGTGAAGGAGATTTTCAAAATGAACCAATGATTATAATGGCATTCTTACCTCAAAATAATATTGATAAAATTTCAAAAGCAACAATAAAACTTTTAGAAAGAAATAATGTTATTTCAGATTACGAAATAATTCGTATAAATAGTAAAATAACAAATGATCCAAAACAAACTATAGAAGATGCTCGTATTAAAGCCAAAAATAGTGAGAAAAAAGGAGTATTAGTATTAAGTGGAAGACAATGTAGTCTTGCAGTATCAATTGATAATTGTGATATTGTATTACTACTTAATAATAGTATGGGTTTTGATATGATTTATCAGATGATGTTCCGTTGTATGACAGAAGGAAAAAATAAAAATTGTGGTTTTGTAGTAGATTTAAATATTCATAGAGTTATTGAAACTTCTGTAATTAATTATGCATCACTTATTAAACCTGATATTCATCCAAGAGAAGCTACAAAGTTCATTTTACAAGAAAGACTTATCAATTTAAATGGTGATCATTGGATGCCTTCTTTCGGTAATGATGTTTCAAAAATTACTGCTTTATGTGAAAATGTATATGAAATATATTCATTAAATGCTGAAAATGCACTTAATCATTTCCTAAATCGTCTTCGTTTTAAGGAAATATTACTTACAAAAGAAGAACAAACATTTTTCAATGTTATATTTAGTAATATAACACCTACAAAAACACAGAAAGAATCAATAGCTAAATTTTCAGAGGAAGAGGAAGAAGAAGACAAAATTAAAAAAGGTATTGAAAAAACAAAAGTTGATAATGAAGATATAGATACATCATCTGAAACAAGTAATGTAGATGAAAAAGAAGAAAAACAAAAAAACTATATGGATATTTTAAAACATATTATTCCTCTTATATGTCTATTAACAATTCATGATAAAGAAACATCGTTTGTAGAAATGTTTGAATTAATTAAAAATAATGAATATGTGTATAATATCCTAATTGACCAAACTAAAAGTTGGTGGGATAAATCAATTGATTCAAAAATAATAAAAAAGTTTATCAATGTGTATATGAAGTATATGAAAGATGATAAAGAAACTAATCAGATTATTAGAACCGTTAAAGAACTATTTATAAAAAATATTAAAAATAATAGAGAACTATCTAACTTGATTGACAAATATTTAATACCACAAGAACTTGAAAAGAAAAGTAATGCTGAAATTTCTACACCATTCAAGTTAAGACAAGAAATGTTAAATAAAATACCTATTGAATTCTGGACATCTATAAAGAAAGTGTTTGAACCCTGTGTAGGAAAAGGTGGATTTATTCTTGATATTATTGATAAATTTATGAATGGTCTTAAAGAAACTATTCCTGATGAAAAAGAAAGATATAGAACAATTGTAGAAGAATGTTTATATTTTAGTGATATTAATCCAACAAATATCTTTATTTGTAAATTATTAATAGATCCTTATACTGAATATAAATTGAATTATAATGAAGGAAATACATTAGACTTAGATATTAAAGAAAAATGGGACATTGATGGATTTGATGCTGTTATAGGAAATCCACCTTATAATTCATATGGTGATACAGGAACAGGTAATACTATTTGGCAAGATTTTACAAAAGTATCGTTAAATAAATTTTTAAAAAAGAATGGATATTTATTATATGTTCATCCTCCTGGTTGGAGAAAACCATGTTATGAAAAATCTCAATTAACTGGATTATTTACATTAATGTGTAAAAATAATGAAATGAAGTATTTATCAATGCATAATATACAAGATGGATATAAAACATTTAAATGTGGAACTAAATATGATTGGTATTTAATTAAAAAAACCATTAATAATAATAACACAATAATAAATGATGAAAAAAGAATTGAAATAGAATATGACTTGAATAAATTAGAATGGTTACCTAATTATAATATTATAAATATTATAAATTTATTAGGTACCACATTAAATGATAATTTAGAAGTTATAATGAATAGTTCATATCATGCTACAAGAAAATATGTTAGTAATACAAAAACTCCCGAATTTAAATATCCATTAATACATTCTACACCTATAAATGAAATCCGTTATAAATATTCAAATATTAATAATAAAGGCCATTTTGGAATACCAAAAGTTATATTTGGTGAAGCAGGAATTAATCATGTAATAATAGATATTGAAGGGAAATATGGTATGACACAAGGTGCAATGGCTATTTTAATTAATAATGAAAATGAAGCTAATAATATTAAAAAAGCTTTATTATCTGATAATTTTAACTCTATATTAAAAGCATGTATATGGGGTAATTTTAGGATTGATTGGAAATTATTCACTTATTTTAAAAAAGACTTTTGGAAAGAATTTATCTGAATACAATTTTAAATTTAAAATAAAAATTACTAATTAAATATAAAAATAATAAAAAACCTTCGGAGAACTATATAATAAAACTATCAAAAAGAAGATTTTATTAAAGAACAAAGATATAATTTAGTGGTAATTTGGGAAAAAGATTTTGATAATTTAATTAATATTGTAAAAAATATTCAAAAGAAATGGAGAGAATTCAAATCAAAAATATAAAAAGATCATTCTGTTAAAAAGATCTTTCTGTTAAAAAGATCATTCTGTTAAAAAGATCACTCCTAAAAAGATCATTCTCTAAAAGTGATCATTCTGAAAAAAAAAGAAAAGAATGAAAGGTATAAAAAAATCTTATAACAAAATATATATAATGAAAACTAGTGCTCTTTCTTTAACTAATAGTAAAATATTAGAAATATTTTCTGCAAATGAAACATTAAAATTAGAATTGGAAAATAGTAAATTAAAAGAGGAAAATAGTAAATTAAAAAAAGAAAATGAAAATTTAAAATATTATGGTAATACTAATTCGATATGTCCATATAATTTAGATAATTTTATATAAAGAAATATTAATATTTAATAAGTAATATGTATGAGAATGATATTACAGATACAAGAGTTTATCCTTTTTATGTTAATAAAACAAATTATTATAAAAGATTGTATGGTGAAAATACAGTAGTATTAATGCAAGTAGGTTCATTTTACGAAGTATATTCAAATTGTGATGATGATAATATTGATATAAAAAAAATAAGTGATTTAACACAATTAGCAGTTGCTAATAAAAAATGTGGTTATTATATGGCTGGATTTAAAGTTGAAATATATAATAAATATGTAAATATTTTAACTAATTCTGGTTATACTTGTGTAATATATCATCAAACAGGAGAACAAACAATAGATGGTAAAGAAGAAAGAAAATTAAAAGAAATAATTTCACCAGGAACAAATATTAATTGTAAAAATGAAACTTCAAATTTAATAGTTTTTTATTTTGAAAAAAATAATAATTTTTTATCACTTGGTTCTTTTATAATTAATATTTTAACAAATAAATGTTTTATATTAGAATCTCATTCAAATATACATGATAATAATAAAGCAATAAATGATATTTTAAGAATTATAACAACTCATAAACCAACAGAAGTATTATTAATAAGTTTATATAAATTAGAAGATGATATTAAGAATATATTAGAATTATTTGATGTTAAAACAATAATTCATAATAAATTAGGTGAAATGAAAAAAGATTTTACAAAATTGGAATATCAACGTCAATTATTGATAAAAGCTTATAATCATATAGGAATGCAAGATATAATATCATATTTAAATTTAGATCATTATCCAATAGCTTTAATTGCATTAATAAATGGAATACAATTTATATATGAAAGAAACCCAGAAATAATTAAAAATATTGAAAAACCAAAAAATATTGATAAAAATGATATATTAAAAATGGATTATGATTCAGCATTACAATTAAATTATATTGATGATAAAGAAAAATCTGTTTTAAAAATAATTAATAAATGTATAACTGCTATTGGTAGAAGAGCTATGGATATAAAATTAACTTATCCTAGTACCAATATTAAAAATCTAAAAAGACAATATGATAACATAGAAAACTTAATTAATGAAGATCTTACTGAACCTATTAAACATTTAAAACAAATATTTGATATAGAAAGAATTTATCGTAAAATAGTTTCAAATAAATTAAATATATCTGAATGGTCAAATTTTGATATTTCAATGAAACATATTAGAGAATTATTTAATTTTTTTGATGAAGATACAATATGTATAGATGAAATTGAAAAAAAATATGAATGTTTAGATTTAGAAAATTTAAACAATGATAATCCATTTAAAAAAAATTATTATGAAGAATTGGATATACTAAATTTAAAATATGATGAAAATTATAAAAAATTAAATGAAATAATTGAAGAAATAAATAATATTGGAACAAAAGATTCAACTCAATGTAAATTAGAAATAACAAAAGATTTAATTTTTATAACAATGACAAAAAGGAGATATCAAACAGCTTTAAAATTAGATGAAAAATTAATGAAAAGTTTTGAAACAGAAACAAGAAATAAAGATAATTTTAAGATAACAAATAATAATATAAGAAAAATAATAAGTGATATTTTAGATATAAAGAATGAACTAGTAACAAAAAGTAATGAAATTTATAAATTATTTATAAAATCATTTGGAAATGATATGTTTGATAATATAAATAAAATAATAAATGATATTGGAATATATGATATATTAATTTGTAATGTAAATAATGCTATAAAATATAATTTAACAAAACCAATAATTAAGAAAAATGAAAGTTCTTATTTTAAAGTGAAAGGAATAAGAAATCCAATAATTGAATATCAACAATTAGGTTGTATTAAAAATGATTTAGAATTAGGTGAAAATGGTTTATTATTATATGGTGTAAATTCATCTGGTAAATCTTGTTTAATGAAATCAGTAGCAATAAATATTTTGTTAGCACAATCTGGACAATATGTTTTTTGTGATAAATTAGAATTATCACCATATAATGCTTTATATACAAGAATATCTAGTTCAGATAATATTTTTAGGAAAGAATCAAGTTTTATTCGTGAGATGTATGAATTAGATAATATATTAAGAAGAGTAAATAATAAATCATTAGTAGTAGGTGATGAAGTGTGTTGTGGTACAGAAAATACATCAGCAATATCTATTGTAGCAGCAACTTTATTAGAATTAGTTGAATCAAAATGTAGTTTTTTATTTGCAACTCATCTCCATGAATTAACAGGAATAAAAGAAATAAAAGAGAGTAAAGAAATATTAATAAAACATATGATGATAAACATATCAAATGATAATATAATTTTTGAAAGAAAATTATTAGATGGTGAAGGACATAAATTATATGGTGTTAATATATGTAGGTATTTAAAAATGCCAGAAAAATTCTTATTAAATGCAGAAAGATTTAGAAAAGAATTATGTAATGAACAATTCGATTTTTTAAATTTAAAAAAATCAAATTACAATTCAAAAATTTATATGGATTTATGTATTGTATGTAATAAAAATAAAGCAACAGAGACACATCATATTGTTTATCAAAGTCATGATAATTCTAAACAAATGAATAATAAAAATAATTTAGTTCAAATTTGTGAAGAGTGTCATAATAATGAACATATAAATAAAAATATAAAGATAGAAGGATATATTGATACAATATTAGGAAGAGTATTAAAAGTTAATTCGCTATAGATTTAAACCAAACATTTAAAGTATTATCTGAATGACAATTACGATAATACCAATTTTTACATTCATTTGACATATAATTCCATTTTTTTTCTGAAATACTAGATATTATTTTATTAATATCTGCTTTTTCATTTATATTAATATAATGTTTATTTTCAATTAATTTTTCATAATAACAATCAACATTAACATTACCAAATCTTAACATTACTGTTCCTAAAGCCATTAATTCAATATCACGATTGCATTTTTTACCATATCCTTCAAATGATAAACCAAATCTACTATTAGCAATTTTTTCTAAATATTCTTCATATTCAAACATATAATCATTACTATTAATAATCCATAAATAATCAATAGAATCTTTCCAATCTTTAATATTATGTCTAATATTTTCAGTATAGGAACTTTTAATATTTCCAATAAAAATAGTATTAAATGTTCTTTCCTTATATGTTTTAGATTTATTTAAAATAAATTTTTCTAAAGTGTATGGATATTTAGCCCAAAAAATAAAAGGTTTAATTTTAAAATTTTTTTCTTCTAATTTTTTAATTTCATCTTGATATGATCCATTACCTAATAAAATAAATGGTATTTCTTTATCAATATTAAAAGATTCAAGTGTTTTTTGATCATATAATAAAACATATTTGGATTGTGATAACCATATATATAATGATTTATCATTAATAATTTTAATATCTTTAAATTTATTTTCTAATATACAACATAATTCTTTAAATTGTTCATTATATGAATAATAAGGAATTTGAATTATCCAATTACCATTATATTCAATTCTATCCAAACATAATAATGGAATTATAAAATTATTGTTTTTTAATGCTTTTTTAATATCTGGATTAAATATTGCACAATAAATATTAATTGAAATTGTATTTTTATTTATATTCTTAAAATCTAATACATTTATTAAACTTGAATTTGAATTATATTTATATTTATTACATATAATTGTATTACAATCAATATAAACTGCTTTACTATATGATTCTAAAACATACATAATTAATTCATGAATATTTTTATTATCATTTAATAAAAATTCAATATTAATAAATTGATAAATATTTGGTGTAGATTTATTAATATAATTGTAAGTAGTTGTTGAACAAGAAACAATTATATTAGAATTTGGATTATTAATTGCAAAACTTAATAACATAACAAAAGCATTAATATCATTATTTACAATAGTGCAATAACCTATCATAATATTTATTTATAAAATATAATTTTTATATTAAAAAATGATAAAGTTATTTATTTTTTATTTATAAAAAAAATGTATAGTAACAAAATTAAAGAAAATTGTCCAAAATTTAAAATTGGAACATGTAAAGTAATTAACTGTGATTATGCTTTTCATAATAAATGTTATAAAAATATGTTATGTGATAATTATGAGTGTAATTTTGGTCATGGTGTAACAGTAGAAAAACGCAAATTAATTGTTAGTCTATATAATAAAATGGATAAATACATAATAAATGAATCAGCTAAATGTAAATTTGCAATAAATTGTTTTAATCTAAATTGTACTTTAAATCATTATTTAAAATATGATGATCGTAAAATAATAAATCAAATAATAAATGCAAAAACATATGAAGAAGCTGAAGAAATTTATAATAATAATAAAGATGAAAAATTGTCTGCTTGTTCTACTGTATTTAATTCACCAGAAAAACTAACTAGTGAAAGTAATCCTGTTCCATTGATGTTACCTAGTTTCTTTTCAAATAGTTTGAATGATATGTTTTCACCAATTGAATCACCTACACAATCACCAATTTTAGTTCCAAAAAAACAACCAAATTTAGATTCTAATAAAATAAAAGAATTTTATATTAATAAAATTGAAGAGTTTGAAAATAAAATAAAAAAATATAAAAAAATATTGGAAGATATAGATGATGCAGATTTCAGCATTTAAAATAAATTGTATATTAAGTCTGTATACTAGCTTTGTATCTTATAAATTAAGAATAAATTAAGAATAAATTAAGAATAAATTAAGAATAAATTAAAAATAAATTAATGATAAATTGTTCTGTATATTATAAACTAATCAACTAACAACTTAATACCTTCCATTTTATTATTAAGATTTTTATATAATTCCATTAATTCATCCATATTATGATATTTATTACATTTTTTATCACATTTACGATACAATCTACATACTTCTAACTCTCTATTTTCTTTAGCTTTTTTGATAAAATCTGCATTATGATTATATGTGCAACCAACTTTATTACATTCAAAATTATTAAGTGCAAACCAACAAGGTTTTGATACATAATTTTTTTTATCTCCTGTATTCATTACTTTTTTATCTGAACTATCTGATTTACTCATATTATAATTATATTAAAATTATTTAATCATTTTTTATTTTATCATATTCTAATATTACTATTTTTAATTCATTTGCTTTTTTTATTGTTGATGAATTTAAATTTAAATCTTTTGTTATTACTAAATCTGTATTTTTTGATACTGTAGATGAAACTTTACCACCATTTTCTTCAATTAATAATTCTAATTTTTTATCACGAATACCAGTAAAAACAACTTTTTTATTAATAAGTTTTGGATGAAGAATAGTTTTTTCTTTTGGAACAGTTTTTTCTTTTGAAACAGTTTTTTGTTCTGGAATTTGAAAGTGTTTATTATAAAATATTCTAAATTGATCAATTCCAGTTATAAATTGGTCTGCATTAATTTTACCAATTCCATTAATAGTAATTAATGATTCAATTGAAACATCTTCGTGAAGTATATTAGGAAAATTTTGAATAATAAGTTTAAGTTTTTTAACACCTAAACTTCTTTCAAATATATTAGAACCTGCCATAATATCCTCTAATCTATCATATTTTAAAACTTCTTTAATTTGTGTTAATATTAATTCTATTTTTTTATCACCAATACCATCAATATTTATTAATTGATCTTTATTATTAATTAATAAAATACTATCTAATGTTTGAAATCCATTATCATATAATTTAGTTATAATACCATCAGATATATTTTTAATATTTAAAGTTTTGAAAAAATGAACAGATATACTAATATTTTCTTCTTTAGAAATATCAATATCTTGAGATATAGCATCAGTATTAGTTTCATCCCATTTCCAATTACCTTTAGGTAAAATAGGTTCAGTTTGTTTAATAACTCTAATAATTTTAGGTATAACTTGTCCAGATCTTTTAATTTCAATTTCAGAACCAATACCAATTCCGTTATCTATAATAAATTTAAGATTATAACCAGTAGCACATTGAATATTAACTTGATCTAATGTAACTTGATTAAATAAAACTCTTGGTTTATATCTTCTATCTTTAGATAATTTATATTCTACATCTGTAACAGTTGTTTGAATAGATTGATCAAGTTCTTCCATTTTAAATGCAAATGAAAAATCTGGATTACCAGATTCAATATTATCATAACTTACAGAATTATCTGTTATAACAATACCATCTATTTCATATTCTGATTTTTCTTTATAATCAATAAGTGTATTTTGTAAATCTTTAAATATTAATTCCTTTGTTAAATTATATTTAACACATTTTTTTTTTACTAATCTTAACTGTTCTTCAAGATTTTGATTATTATCTATAACTTGATAAATTACTAAATCAACTAAATTTAATAATTTTTGATTAACAGTTTTAGAATTAACTAAACCTGCAACAACATTTCTAGCATTAGATCCATATTCTTGATTCCAATTTTTTTTTGAAATTATTAATTCACCTCTAACATAATTAATATTTGTTGTAAATTCTGGTAAATTAATATATTCTAATATATGACTAATGTCTGAACCTATTTTTCCATTTCCTCTTGTATAAAGTTTATTTTCTTTAACTAAATATAAAGCAGATATACCATCTAATTTTTCAGATATTAAATAATTATTTGTTCTATATTTTTTTAACCAATTTTGTAATGCTTTATCTGTTTTAATTTTAGTTTGAGAACCTAAATAAAATTTAAGTTTTGATTGATTAAAATTAGTATCACTACCAATTAATTTAAAATATTTATTTTTAGGATCTTTTTTATAAAATTCTTCTCTTAATTTATCGTATTCTACATCAGAAACTAAAGGTTGTCCTATTGTATAATAATAATCATATTTTTTTAATAGTTCATCCATTTTTATTAATAAAATAAAATAAAAATCATTTTTTAGATGTAATCTTGAATCTTAAACTGTGGATTCCAAAGTAAATGTTTTTTAACATTTAAACAATTAACAGTACATTTATAAATTGGTTGATTTATAACTATACAATCAATATTACCCATTTTATTTAATAATCTCATATCACATAAATGATTTTCTGTTCCAACATTCAAAATATGTTTCTGTATCTTTGTATTAAAAACATCCAATTTATATATACATTTATATATTACTTCATTTAAATCCAAAAAATGTAAATAATCTTGAATAATATTATTTAATGTAATTTTTTTTATAATATTACTTTTATATAAATCAATTTGATTAAATAGTGTATCTCTATTATAATTATTATTTTCTTTACCAATAATATTACCAATTCTTAGAATATAATAATTAAAAATATATTGATTTATAATCATATCTTCAGATAATAATTTCAATTTACCTTCAGATGTAATTGGAATACATCTAGAATCTTCACTATTATATTCATTATTACCATAAACGTGATTAGAAGATAGATAAATAAAATTTTTAATAGATAAAATATTCATAATATTAATAATATTTGTAAGTCCAGTAATATTAATTTCATAATAAAATATATCTGATGGATAAGTATCAATACACCAAATTACAGTTTTAATATTAGAACTACAAATAATATTATACAACATGTTATAATTTCTAACATCAATATTAGTTTCTGAATTAATATCTACTACAATAACATTATAATTTAATGCTTTTAAAAATAATGTTAAATTAGAACCAATGAATCCTGAACCTCCTAAAATTAAAATAGAATTATCCATATTAAATATATATTTATTATTTTTTATATATAATATTTATCATATTCAATAGGTGTTTTACAATAAGGGCATTCTTTTTTTTGAAATTTATGAAAACATTCTTCACAAAACTTATTAATACATGATTTACATGATATTAATCGTAATTTATTATTATTACATATGAAACAATTGATAGTAGTTTCATATGATGCTTCATTAAAAAAACTATCTAACTTAACTTTTTTGTAATTTTTTATTTCATCAAAAAAAATATCACCTTTATAAAATATTGCTAAAATATTTTGATTATCAATAATAGGAATATTAAATCCAATATTATAATAAACTTGTTTATCCTTATCGACATCTGATAATTTTAAGTATAATATAATTGGATATAACTCAAGATTTTCTTTTTTGATATTTAATTTTTTCTTATTAATTTGAACTGGGAATCTATTATTTTCTTGATCATTAATAATAAATCCAATTTGTTGATTATATTCAGTATTTTTAATTAAATTTTTAATTTTAACATAGGAATATTGATTAAGTTCGCTTAATGATTTGATATATTTAATAGATTTTATAATATCAAAATTGGAGATATTAAGAATGATATCAGCATAAGTTTTTAAAAATTCCATATAAAAAAATATATTATAAAAAATCATTTTTTTATATATAAAAATCATGAAATTTCATAATTTACTTTAAAATATAATTATAATAATAATAAATAATGATAATTTTATTAATTTTTTTAATAATATTATATATCATTTTACGATATATAATAACAAATATTATTTTTAATCCACCATTACTTGTAACATATGATAGAAAATTTATAAATTTCATCTATAATAAAATTGCTATTAAAATTTTTGAAAAAAATAGTAATAAAATAATATTATTTAGTCACAATAATGCAGATGATATTGGAATTTGTAAAAATTATTGTTTATGGTTATCTAATATAACAAATATAAATGTTTTAGTTTATGATTATATTGGATATGGTTTATCATATAATGATAGTTTAAATGAATATAATTTATTAAAATCATCAAAAAAATGTTATAATTTTATTATTAAAAAGTTAAAATATAAACCAGAAAACATTTATTTATATGGAAAATCATTAGGAACTGTTCCAACAATTTATTTATCACAATATAAAAATGCAGGGGTATTATTAATTGCACCATTAGCATCCGGAGCTAGATTATATTTAAATGTTGAAAAATATAATTCTATTATTAAATTTATATTAGATTATTTATATCTACCATCTATTTTAAGAATAAAAAAATCAACATCTAAAATTGGTATTATACATGGATTTAATGATAAATTAATTCCAATTGAAAATTCCTATTGTTTAATAAAAAAAATTAAAAAAGAAAATTATTATAAACCTTTATATGTTAATGCTGGACATAATAATATTGAAATTAAACATACTGAAAAAGTTACAAATTATATAAAAAAATTTATTAATAATTCTCAATAAGTTCTTTCTCTATTGCTATTTCTTTTCTATCATTTTCATTTGGAATAATATTATTCTTTTGTTTAGATGCTATTTTTTCTTTAATAAAATCTTTTTTTTCTTCAACTGGTATAGAACTGGATAAACCAATAATTTTGCGATTAAGTAAATATTCAATAACAAAGAATGATAAAAATATGGTTAATATCCAGACAATAAATAACCATAAAATACTAATTAAATTAGATAAGTAATGAAAAATAGTAGGATATTTTTTAGCAACTGGTGATATTGTTAATAAATTTTTAAATAAATTAACAATTAATGGATTAATATTATCATTTAAGATACCTTTTAATAAATCAACGGTTGCAATACCTATAGCAAATCCAGATGCTGCAATTAATACTTGATTTTTATAAGTATATTCTTGAAAATCTTTATAAAATTTATCTAAAAATAAATTTATAGTTTCCATTTATTATATATATTTAAATTAAAAATGAAAGAAAAATTAACATTTTTAGATTTATGGGATATTAATAATAAAAAAATTACAGATTTTCCAAAAGGATTACATAAAGGTTATAAATTACGTAAAGAACAATCAAAATATAAATTCAATACAAAAGATAACTCAATATTAAATATTTTCCGTAATTTACAAAATCAACCTTCAAATATAATAAATCCAAATACATTTTGTATTTCAATAAAAAAAATATTTGAAAATTTAAAAAATATTGAAATAATTGTTATGGATATAAAACAATTAAAAAAAGAGAATTTAAATTTAGTTTTATCTGTTGATAAATTAACATCAAAAATGTTAATAATTAAATATAAGGGTAATAAAACAAATAAAACAGATTTAGCATTAATAGGAAAAGGTGTAACTTTTGATGCTGGTGGTTATAGTTTAAAACCTACTAAAAATATGTTAAATATGAATCTAGATAAAACTGGTGGTTGTATGGTTTCTTATATAATTTATTGTTTAGCTAACCAAAAAATAAAAAAAAATATAATAGGTTGTATTCCATTAGTTCAAAATGATATATCACATATAGCAACAAAACCCGGTGATATAGTTAAATCTTACTCTGGTATTAAGGTAGAAATAACTAATACAGATGCTGAAGGTAGATTAATATTAGCTGATGGTATATCATATTGTATTGATAAATATAAACCAGATAAAATTATAGATATGGGAACAGTTACTGGTATTGATTTTTGTAAAATTTCATATGCATATTTTACTTTATCTGATAAATTAAGTGATTTAATTGAAGATACTTCAACTAAATTTGGTGAAAAATTAATAAGATTATATCCTTGGAAAGAATATATAAGATATACAAAATCGGTAAGGGGTGATATAAAAAATTCATATTTTAATTGTAATGATAAAACAATGGCTGCATTATTTTTACTAAATTTTATTCCAAAGAAATATGAAGATAAATGGATACATATAAATTTAGCTGAATTATCAGTAAATAAAGATGTGGCTATTTTAGAAGGAAGTGAAAGTATTTTATCTTTTGTAAAAAAATATTTATTTCTTTAATTTGGACCAATTTTTAGCTGCTAATTTAAAAATTTCTTTATGGTCAGAATAATTATTAGTTTCTTTTAATTTAGCAATTTCTTTTTTCATGAATTTATTATATGCAGATAATTTCTTACCTCCTTTAATTTCATTTAAATTACAACCAGTCATTTTATTATTAAGTTAGAAAAAATGAAAACATTTTTTATAAAAATTAATGACAATAAAAAAAAAAAATGAAATTTACATTGAAAAAGCAATTAAATTAGCTGAAAAATCTACAATGCTTAAAAAACATGGTTGTATTATTGTAAAAAATAATAAAATATTAGGTGAAGGATATAATAAAAGAATTAATACAATGAAAAATATGTATAGTATTCATGCAGAAATAAGTGCAATACAAGATGCAAAAAAACATTTAAAAGATATTAAAGATAGCACATTATATGTAGTTCGTATTAATAATGAAAATATTTTGGATAAAAGTTGTCCTTGTATTAAATGTAAGAATGCAATTTTATCAAATAATATTAGTAAAATCTATTATAGTTGAAGTATTTGTAACTTCAATATCAGATTTTAAATTATTTAATTCTGAAATATGTTCTAATCTATCTATATGTTCTTGATAATTATCTTTATATAATTTTTTTATTCTTTCAATTTGTTCCTCCTTAGTTATCTTTATTTTAATTATAAAAAAATTTTGACTTTTTAAATAATCTAATTCATTTTGAAATCGTAAATCATCTATTATTATATTATCTAAACCATTTATTTCTTTATCAAGTAATTTTATCCAAATGTCATTATCAATTTCTTTTAATTTTTCTGCAAAATCTTGTATTAATTTTCGATCTTTATATTTCATATCAAATATTTCAGTAGCATATTTTTTAACATTTGATGCAAATGAAAAAACTTTTAAATTGTAATGTTCTGACAATTTATTAGCTAATGTTGTTTTACCAGAACAAATATTACCAGTAATAGCAATACGCATCTTTTATTGATCTAAATAATTAATAAATTCTTTAATACAAGTCATTAATAAATCTATTTCATTTTTTAAGTTATCATTTTCTGTAATTAATTCATTTTTTTCATTTAATAAATGAAAATACTGTTTATATAATAAATTATATTCTGTTCTGGTTCTCATAATATAATTATAAATAACTTATTTTTATATAAAAAAATGAATTCATTTTTTATAAAAATATAAAATGAGTTATACATATTTAAATTTATATGATGATATGTGTATAAAATTAGTTAATAGTAAATTTTGGAATAATGAAAATATTAAAGAAATGATAAAATTTATTCAAATTATCAATATGGATAAAGATTCTGATAATAAAGAAATTTGTTTAAATGAAATATATAATAATTTTAAAGAATATTATAATTATAATATTTGCAATGATTATTTTTTAAATAAAACAGCAATTAAATTAGAAAAATCATTTAATTTAGAAGAAATTAATTATTATGAATTTATTAATTTGATTTAGATATTTTAGAAGATAATTGTTTAATTTCATTTTTTATTTTATAATTTTTTTCTTGAAAAAGTTCGAGTTCCATTTTAATTTTATTATAATTTTCTTTTAATTTTTCAATAATTAATTCATTATTCATAATAACAGATTGTTTTTCAAGCATTAATTTTAATATTATTTCAGTATCATTTTCAGTTTTTTTTACAGTTTCTTTAAAACTTTTATTATTAATAATAACTGGTGATAGATTATTATTATTTTCAATAATATTGTAAGAACTTAAGATTTTACATTTAATATTAGGTTGTGTAATTTTATTATTATAAAAATCAAGTGCATCATTATCGTTTTTTTTAATAATAATATTAATGATTTCACGATCTTTAAGATTAAATTGATGATCAAATTTACAATTTTTATTGTAACAAGTTATAGGATTTTTACATTTTTTATTACTATCATGAAAATTATCATTTTCCATATTATAAATTTTGCAAATAATATCTCTTTTAATAAATGAAATTCCATGTCCTAATTTACAGTCAATATTATTACATAGATAATTATCCTTACATTTAATATGATAATTGTATTTACAATTATTATTAATACATTTACCTATATTAAAATTAGGACAATATTCATTCATTTTAAATAATAAAATATAAAATATATAATAAATCATTTTTTAAATTACAGAATAAATTACACAATATATTACAAAAATTCTAGAATTTGAAAAAAATTAATAATTTCATGTAAAAAATTTGTAGTTTCATGTAAGGAAAAATTGGATGTTAAGAAAATTGGATGTTAAGAAAATTGGATGTTAAGAAAATTGGTTGTAATAAGAAAAAATTATATTTACATCTTAGAAACTTGAAGAGAGAGATTCTTGATATCCTCTTTAATTGATGCATTGTCAGCTTCATAAGTGATAATTTCATTTTGAATATTTTCAAGTTCTTCCCTCAACTTGTCGATTTTAGAATTGTTGTTCTTAACAATCTGCTGTTTCTCAAGCATAATCTTAAGAGTTTTTTCAATATCAGTTTCATCAAGAGTATTATTATCCTCTTCAATATCTTCGATATTCTCCTTAAGGACTGCCTTAAAAGACTTACCAACAAAATTAGCTGGAGAATTATTAGCAGTAGATGCTTGAGACATAACATCTTCGGACTTTTCTTCAATATTATATTGGGTCTTGATGTATTTCTTGCCATAAAGATCAATTGCCATATCATCAGTTACTGACTGATTAGCAATTTTCTCAATGAAAGCCCTATCATCATAAGAAAGCTCATGTTCAAGATCACAATCCTTGCTGTTACAAGTGATTGAGTAATAGCACATATCTTTCTTATAGACTGAATTGTTGATGATTTTGCATTCTTCATAGACATCATTAACGATTTCACGTTTCATGATAGAAATTCCATGACCGAATTTGCAATTGGGATCACAACAGGTAAAGTTGTTAAAGCATTTCTTGTGATACTTATAGGGGCATTCTCCATTTTTGTATCCAGTGCATGTACCAACTTTGAAGTAGGGACAATTAATATTATATTGACTCATTTCTGAAGTTCAGCAGAATAATAAAAGTTATATTATTTTTATCATTTTTTATATTTTTTTTACATTTTATATAAAAAAATGATATAAACAATTTTTATTTAATAATAATATACATTAATGGTGTTTGATGAGAATATAACTAAAATATTAGATACATATTTTGCTTCTGGCGGAAATATTAGTGCAAATCATCAATTAGTAAAACATCAGATTGATAGTTATAATGATTTTATTGAAAATAAATTAAGAAAAATAGTATCTGGATATAATCCTATAAAAATAACAAATGATCTAAGTTCAATAAATGATTATAAGAACAAAAATGTAGAAAAAGTCTTTAATAATGATTTTAAACAAAAAATTTTAATTTATATTGAAGAACCACATTTTACAAAACCAATTTACAAGAAGCAAGATGGAACACAGATAACAATGACACCACAAATGGCAAGAATAGATAATTTAACATATACATGTGATTTATATGTAAATGCAACTGTTATAACGGAAATTCATAATACAATTGAAAATCATACAGAAACTAAAACAAAGAAACTAAATGATATTTATATTGGAAAATTACCAGTAATGGTTGGTTCAAAAGCATGTATTTTAACAATAATACCGAATGAAACAATGAATAGTGAATGTAAATATGATATGGGTGGATATTTCATTGTGAATGGAAATGAAAAGGTTTTAATAAACCAAGATAGGATTAAAGAAAATTATGTATTAATTTTTAAACCGGCAAATAATATTGATATAATTAATACTGAAATAAGATCAATGAATGAGAGTTTATATTTACCAACAAAAACCATTTCATTATCAATGAGTAAAAAATCAAATCATATGGGTAGAGTAATTAGAATTAATACATCATTTTTAAAATCTGAAATACCAGTATTTATTATGTTTCGTGCATTAGGTATATTATCTGATAATGAGATAATACATCATATTGTATATGATTTAGATAAAATTAATAATAAAGATATAATTCAAGAATTGCGTGCTTGTTGTGATGATGCAAGTGGTATTTATACAAAAATGGATGCTTTAGATTATATTTTAAAAAATGTAACTGGTAATTTAAGAAATACAAAAACAATTGAAACAGTAGAATCTGTAATTGATAATGATTTTATCCCACATGTTACTGGTAAAAATAAAAAAGCATTATATTTAGGTCATATGATAAATAAAGCAATTTCTGTATATTTAGGTTATGAACCTTATGATAATCGCGATAGTTATATAAATAAAAGAATTGATTCACCTGGAATGTTAATGAGTAATTTATTTCGTCAATGTTATGGAAAAATAACAAAAGAATTAAAGACTATGATTGAAAAAGATATTAATCAATGGAGAAATGATAATAGTTACGTAGTAGATATTGTTAGTGATAAACAACATATTACAAAGTATTTTAAACAAGGATTATTAGATAGTTGGTTAAAATATGCTTTAAGTACTGGTAATTGGGGAATTAAAACAATTGGTAGTTTCCAAAATATTAAACAAGGAGTTTCTCAAGTTTTAAATCGTATGTCTCATCATAGTACTTTATCACATTTACGAAGAATTAATACTGCAATGGAAAAAAATGGTAAATTAATTCAACCTAGAAAATTAGATAATTCACAATATGGTGTTATTTGTGCATGTGAAACACCAGAAGGAGCACCAGTTGGATTAGTAAAAAATATGGCAATTAGTACAAATATATCTATATATTCTTGTCATGTGTTAATTAAACAATTATTAATTGAAAATGGTGTAATTGAATATACAGATGATATTGAAGATAAAATTAGTTATTTACAAAATATAAACCAAAAATATAATAGTTTAATTTTACTAAATGGAGAGTTATTTGGTTATCATAAAGACCCATATAATTTGTATCATAAATTAAGATCTTTTAAAAGGAAAGGTTTAATTCACCCAATTGCATCAATTTATTGGGATATAATGAAAAATAAATTAAGTATTTCAACTGAAGGTGGTAGAATGTATCGACCATTATTTATAGTAGATAATGGTAAAGAATTAAGATTTAATAAGTTTTTAAAAAAATATGGAATTGATGAAATATCAAAATGGTCATTTGAATCTTATATAACTCCTTATATAGCTGGTAAAGATGAAGAAGAGGGATTTATAGAATATTTAGATATTGATGAAATGTCTCATGCAATGATTGCAATGTTTCCAAATGATTTAACAAAACCACAAAAAGGAGTAACTTTAAATCCAAATTATACACATTGTGAAATTCATCCTTCTTTGATGTTTGGTATTTTAGGTGCAAATATACCATTTGCAAATCATAATCAAGCACCCAGAAACACGTATCAATGTTTATATGAAAATGAGTTAGTTTTAATGGCTAACGGTAATAAAAAGAAAATTAAAGATATTGTTATTGGTGATGAAGTAGTTACATTTGATCCAGATACAATGGTAACATCAAATACTAAAGTTATTAATCAATATGTAAAATCTACTGATAAAAATATAGTAGAAGTAACAACTATATCTGGAAGAAAAATAATAACAACAGATGATCATAAATATTGGACTAATCAAGGTTGGATTTCTCCTAAAGATTTTAATCAAAATACTAAAGTATCTATTTTAATTAATGATTCAATTTTAGATGAATATTCAAGATATAATAAATTTACTAATATAAAATTAGATTTTGATAACTGGAATAGAATAATTGAAGTTAAAGAAAATTGTATTTTCTTACCAGTAACAGTAAAAGCTAAAGAAAATTGTATGATAGCAGATATTACAGTTGAAAATAAAAATCACTGCTTTTTTGGTGGTGATGGTTTTGGGGTTCATAATTCAGCAATGGGTAAGCAAGCTTTAGGTGTTTATATGACAAATTTTAATTCAAGAATGGATACAATTTCAAATATTTTAAATTATCCACAAAAAGCATTAATAAGTACAAAATTAAGTAAATATACACATGCAGCTGAATTACCATCTGGTATTAATGCAGTTGTTGCAATAATGACATATTCTGGATTTAATCAAGAAGATGGTATTATTGTAAATAGAGATGCATTAGACAGAGGCTTATTTGTTTCTACACATTATAAAACATTAAAAGAACAATGTAATAAAAATGGTTCAACTGGTGAAGAAGAAATATTTTGTAGGCCTGAAGAATGTGATAGAAATAAACAATTTAATTATGGCAAATTAAATAAAGAAGGTTTTGTTGATAAAAATACTGCAATTCAAAGTGGTGATATAATTGTTGGTAAAATAATGCCAAAAAAAATTAAAACAAAAATACATAAAATTGATACAAGTATTGCTATAAAAAGTAATGAAGAAGGAATTGTAGATTACAATTATAATGAAATTAATAATGAAGGATATGCATTTTGTAAAATTCGTATTAGAAATCATAGAAAACCTGCTGTTGGTGATAAATTAGCTTCAAGTATCGCACAAAAAGCTAGTATTGGTATGATTTATAATCAAGAAGATATGCCATATACAAAAGATGGAATAGTTCCAGATTTAATAATGAATCCTCATGCTATACCATCAAGAATGACAATTGCACAATTAATGGAATGTGTTCTTGGAAAAGTAGCATGTGTTGAAGGTGTTACTAAAGATTGTACCCCATATAATAATTTATCTGTTAAAGAAATTTGTGATCAATTAGAATTATATGGTATGGAACGTCATTCAAATGAAATTTTATATGATGGTTATACCGGAAGACAAATAAAAACTGAAATATTTATTGGACCTACTTATTATCAAAGACTTAAACACATGGTTGTTGATAAAATGCACTCAAGATCTAGTAATGGACCTATCGTTTTTTTGACTAGACAACCTAGCGAAGGAAGATCAAGATGCGGTGGTTTAAGGCTCGGGGAGATGGAAAGAGATGCCATTGTAGCACATGGTTCTTCATTATTCTTAAAAGAAAGAATTTTAGATTGTTCTGATAATAGTAGGCAAACAATTTGTAAAACTTGTGGATTTATTATTACCTCAAATCCAGACAAAAATTTATATCAATGTACTGCATGTAAAAATGAACTTGAACCTTCACAAATTAGGATTCCATATTCATTTAAATTATTAATTCAAGAACTTCAATGTATGAATATTGGTATCAGAATGAGCATTTAGTTTTTGATTCCATTCTATTTCGTCTGTAATTGTCCATTTGTTACTTTTTTTCAAATTTTCTGAAACTAATAACGGTTGTAAATTTTTATAATTACAACATTTTAAAAATTCATCTTCTTCATTTAAGAAAAATTTAGAAATAGGTTTAATATGATCAATATGAATATTATCAAAATTCATTTTATCTTTTTCTTGTTTATTCAAATTGTATAAATCCATTTTTTCTTGAAAATATTTAACAAAATATTCTATAGAACAACCTAGATAATCAATAGATTTCTTATTTTTTGTTAAAGTAGTATAGGAAAAACATCTTCTCATTTGGTCTCTTTGAATTTTTATTAAATATAATTCTAAATTACAATCTTTACATTTATTTTTTTCACGATTGTGCAGACAAATACTTGAACCATTACATTCTTTACAAATATTTTTATATTTTTTATGGATACAAAAATCTTTTGGATTTTCAGAACATTCAAAACATCTCTCTTTTCTACGTTGATGAATACATATTTGAGAACCATTGCATTCTTTACAATAATTTTTTCTACAATTATGAATACAAAATAGAGAACCATTGCATTCTCTACAATAAGCTTTTTGTTTTTTATGAATACAAATCTGTGTTCCACCACATTCAATACAATATTCTTTTAATTTATTATGAATACAATAATTACTTCCATTACAGATTTTACAACGATCTTTTCTTTTATCATGCTCACAATATAAATTACCACAAATTTTACAATGTGATTTTTGAATATTATGTTCGCATAATGCAGAACCATCACAAGTCTTACAATTATATTTTATGATATTATGAATACAATAATGTTTTCTTCTACAATCATAACATTTTCTTAACCATTTACCATTTTTATCTTGATCTTTATCTTTATCTAATATTTTTGAACACTTCTTCAATGAACATAACATTATGAAATAATATATTAAATATCATTTTTTACATTAAATATCATTTTATTATATTAAATAATGGGAAGGTCAGAATATTTTGAAACAGATGAAGATAATATAAAACATTATTGGAACTATTTTGTAATAAATGAATTGGGAAATAAACCTAAAGATATGAATCTTGATAGAAAAGTTTGTTCAAATTGTGGTTTTACAGAAGTAAAACTAGGTACTTTCAAAAAACATTCTTGTACAGTTAGGAGAAAGAAAGAAGAAAATAAAAGAGAAATGTATTTTTTAGAAACTGCACATATTCCAAAAGTTCCGAATAAAAAAGTATATAAAGTAGGTAAAACAGATAAAAATGTAGAGTCTAGATTAGGTTCATATAAACCCGGTGAAATAAAAAAAATAATAGATATTAAAGAATTTATAAATTGTGGTGTAAATAATATTGAAAAAGAATTATTGGACGCTTTAATTAAAAATAAAAATATACTTCATAGAAAAGATCTAAACACAACAACTGGAATAAAAACACAATTATCAGCTTCAAAAATTGATATAAAAAAACTTTTTGAAGATTTTGAAAAATCTAGATTAGAAAATTTAAAAAAATTAGAAAATTTAAAAAGTTTTATAATTCCAAATCAGAAAAGAAAACAAGCAAATAGAAGTTCATCATTAACACCAAATAATAAAATTAAAATACGCAGATTAAGAAATTCATCATCATTATTAGCTGAAAAATTTAGTAAATTAAAAATGAAATAATAATATCATGTAGTAAATAAAATATGCCAAAATCAAATTGTATAGTTTCTTTTTTATTAGGAAAAAAAAATATTTTTCCTAATATTAAAAAGAATATTGATGAAGCCATAACTTTTAAAGATATTGAAACTATTATAGAACATATAAATTGTAAAATTAAATTATTAGAAATAGATCAAATAAGAAGTTTAAAAAAAAAATTAGAAAAAAAAAGTAAAAGAATTAAAAATGATATTATCAAAAAAGAAATTGGATTATTAACAAAAGAAGTTCAATTTAATTTAGAAGTTGCTGAAGTAGTAGAACAAGTTTTTGATTCAGTAATATTAGAAAATCCATCTCATCCATCTCAAAAAAAATTAAAAAAAAAACGTGATAGTTTAACAAAAGAAAGATCAGAGCATACTAGGAAACTTAAATTATTAGAAAATCAAAAAAATGAAATTATAAAAAAAAATGAGTTCATGTATAATTCAATTTTAGAAAAAATAATTTTATTAGATAATATTATTATTGGTTCTGTTGCATATTCAGTTTTAAAACCTGTTAAAAAAATTACACGAGCAAAGGCACGTTCTGTTCCACAACTTTCTGTTCCACAAAGCTCTGTTTCACAAAGCTCTGTTTCACCAAGTTCTGTTTCACCACCTTCTGTTTCACCACCTTCTGTTTCACCACCTTCTGTTTCACCACTTTCTGTTTCACCACCTTCTGTTTCACAACGTTATGTTTCACAACGTTATGCGGTTGGTGGAAAACCAGTAAATAAAAAAACAGTAAATAAAAAATTAGTAAATAAAAAATTAGTAAATAAAAAACCAGTATAATATTTACATTACAATCCTAAATGATTTGATGGAAGATCTTCTGCTGAATCAAAATTTGCTTCTTTATATAAAGATTGTAAATGACTATTACTTTTTAAACTATTACTAGTTGAACTTTTACTAATTGTTGTGTTTGGAAAAACTTCTAATGTTGCTTCATTTTCTATAAAATTTAATTTTTTTAAATATAATTTCCTTGAATAAAGATAATAAGAATTACCTTGTTGATTATTTGGAAAATATGGTTCTCTAATAGAATATTTATCTTTTTTTAACTGAATTATTTTTTCAACAGTATTTAATTTATCATCGTTTTTTATTTTAAATTCACTTATTTTACGATTAAATAAAGTTAATCTTTTTAATATGGATTTAGATTCAGAATAACTTGAAATATGTTTATAAAAATGTTTTCCTATTTCTGTCTTTAGTTCTTGTGTAATTTCTTTTTTTGTAAAACCAGATGAAAAAAAATTTAAAATAACTGGATTAACTTTAATTTTAACTTTATTTTCAGGAAATGTTAGATTTGAATCAGAATGAATTCTGATCATCTTCAATATTATTTGTTGTATTTTTCTAATTCGATTTTTGGATTTCAAAAAATAAAAAAAATTTGAACTGAAATCATTAGTTAATTTTGTTGATTTTAATGATCTTAATAATAATAATGCATATATATTTTTATCATGATTTTTAATTTTTAATAATTCGTTTGCACTTAATTGAACATCTTCATCATTTTCATTATCATTATAATATCCAGTTTTATCTTTTAAAAAATTATTTATATCCATACATAAATATTTAATTGCTTTTTTACTATTAAATAATAATACAATATATTTTTGTACATCATTATTTAATATTTGAAATTTATTAGGTGTAAAATCATCACTATTTACATATTTTTTTAATTCCATTTTATTAATGGAAACTAAATCTTCTAATGAAAATGAAAAAGTTATTTCATTTATTTTTTCATCTAAAAAATCTTTTTCTTCTATTTTTTCATTGAACTGTTCTTTTTCATCTGAATTAAAATATTCTGGATCTATATATCTATATCTATCTTGTATTTTTTCATTTAATTCATGTATTTTTTCATTTAATTCTTTTTTAAAATTATCTAAATTATATTTCTGTGACATTTTATTTAATAGAATATAATAAATGAGTAATTCAAAATATATTAGTAAAGGTTCATATGGTTGTGTTTTTACACCACCTTTTAAATGTTTAGATTCAAAAATTAAAACAACAAATGATCAAGTTGCTAAAATTTTTTATGAACAAAACGATTTAAATATTGAATTTAATAAAGAAAAAAGACAAGCAGAAATTATTCAACAATTAGATAAAAAAAACAAATGGACCGTTAAATATCATGATTATTGTAATGTAATTATAGAACCAACAGATGAAAATAAAAAATGTTCTTATATAAAATATCGAGAAAAAAAACTACAATTAATATTTGATAATGGTGGTATTACATTATCCAGAAGTAAAATTAATTTTAATAAATTAATTTTGGCATTTTCTGAGTTATTATTAGGAATAATTAAAATGAATACAAATAATTATATTCATCTTGATATTAAACCTGATAATATTTTATATAATTCAGAATTAAATAAATTATCTATTATAGATTTTGGTTTATCATTTAAAATAGAATCCAGTAAAAATAAATTAAATAGTGACAAAAATGGAAAAATATTAAATCATAATTATCCATATTTTCCACCAGAATTCAAAATTTATTTTAAAAAAATATTAAATACTGGAATACTAAACTTGGACTTTGATCCAGTTAATAATTTAAAAAATAAAATATTATTAAATTACGATTATTTAAATTTACAAAAATATAAATCTGAAATTAATGCAAATATTGAAGAAGAAATTATAAATTTAATAAAAAAATGTGAAAAAGATATAGAATTATTTAAAATTAACTTTGATGAAAAATATATTTATAAAATAGATATTTATTCTTTAGGAATTTCTTTTATTCAAATTTATTTACGAAAGTTAATAATTATTAATGAAGAAGATAAAGAATTATTTGATAAATTTATGGAAAAAATAATAATACCAATAACAAAAATTGATCCAGATGATAGATATGATGCTAAAAAAGCTAAAACAGAATTAGATAGTTTATTAAAAAAATATAAAATACCTTTAAAAATATCTAATCTATCAAGAACTAATCCATCAAGAACTAATCCATCAAGAACTAATCCATCAAGAACTAATCCATCAAGAACTAATCCATCAAGAACTAATCCATCAAGAACTAAAATATCTGAACATAAAAAAATAAATCCAGAATTAAAATTATTAACTCATAGATTTAGTAAATTAAAATTAACATCTCCAGTTAAAAGAAAACAAAGAAATTCTAATTCTAATTCTAATTCTAATTCTCAAAAACAAGCACGTAAAAAACCAAAATAATAAACTAATTATCTGGCATTGGTTCATCTTCAAATATTCCTGGATTTGCAGATAACATATACCAATCTATTTTACTTTGATTTTTTTCTAATAAATCAATACCATTTGGATTTTTTGATAAATATATATTTATTTTATCTTTATTTTCTTCGAATAATTTAGTGGCATTTGGATTTTCAGCTAACCAATTCCAATTAATTTTTTTATCTAATAAAATAGTTTTTTCATATTCTATTCTTTCTTTAATTAAATCTATGGCATTTTCATTTTTACATAAAAGATCATATCTAATAAATTCTGGATATTCTTTTAATAAATTAACTGCATTTTTATTTATACATAACCAATCCCAATCTATTGTTCTTGGTAAATTATTATATTCTTCAATTGTTAATGATAATTCATATTCTATTCTTTCTTTAATTAAATCTATGGCATTTTCATTTATAGAAATTTTTCCCCAATGTATTTTATCCTTATTTCTTTCCAATAATTTTATTGCATTTGGATTTCCAGATAATATATACCAATCAATTTTATTTAAATTATCTTCAATTAAATCAATTGCATTTGGATTACCAGCAATCCAAAACCAATTTATTTTATCTTTATTATTTTTTAATAATTCAATACCATTTGGATTTTCAGATAAAAAGCACCAATTTATTTTATCCTGATTATTTTTTAATAATTCAATAGAATTCTTATTTATAGATAATATACTCCAATTAATTTTATGTGGATTTTCTTTTAATAATTCAATAGAATTTTCATTAAAACATAATCTATCCCAATTAATTTTATTTTTATTTAATTCTAATAAATGGATTGCATTTTTATTTTGTGATAAAATATTAAAATTTAGTTTATGTATTGGTATCCATTTTTTTAATATTTTTTTTTTAGGTTGTAAATTCCAAAACTTTTCTAAAATAAGATAATTAATATTTTCGTTAAAAAAATGATTTTTAATTAAAAAATCTTTAATTAAACTGAACATTAACTATAATATTTGTATGAATCATTTTTATATAAAAGAATTTTATAATATGTGTTGTCTAAATTTAACAAGACAAGAAATATTAGATTATTTAAATACTTGTAATTGTTGTGATAGACATAAAATTAATAGACCAGTAAAAACTAATTTAAATAAAAAAATTGAAATTAAACTTATGGAATATAATGTTAGAGAACCAAATTTAAAAAAACAATGTAGATGTTATTGTAATTGTAGGCATTATGCAAGAGCAATATGTGAAGAATATCCAATTCATTTTTATATAAATGAAATAGAAAAAAATGATTAAATAATTTTATAAATAATATAAAATGACTAAAGGTTGGATTTTAGATACTACAAAATATAATAAAACAATTTATAAGGTTGTTTTTAATTTAAATAAAAAAATTGATAATATGGATCTAGTATTAAATATTATTGATAAAATGATTAATATACCAGAATTAAATACACCAGATAGAAAAACAACTTTAGAGAAACCTCCAAAAATTATTAGAAATCAAGCTATAAAAAAAAAATTAGATTTAAATAAATGAATGAAGAACCTGTTTGTATAAGTGACTTTGTTTTTGAAAATAAAAACAGTCCAAAAAAACCAATATTAAAAAAAATTGATTCTTTAAAGAATATTGAATCATCAAATAGTTCTGATAGTGATAATTGTTCAAAAACAATTGATGAATTAACAGAACATGAAATAAGAAAAAAATTAATGTCACATATTGATAATAAAACTGATTTAATACGTGATAAATTACAATTCGTATCATTAAAATATGATATAATAAAAAATAAATTTAATTATTATTCACTTAATATTTTAGTTGTATCTGCTATTATTACTTTAAATGATGCTTTTAAATTATCAATGATTAAATTTATTCAAGATAATATATTAAATTTAAATTCAAATACTGTTGAATTTACATTAAATGTTTTATCTTTACTTATGGGTACTTATATGACTATAATTGCTAGTTTAATTCGTTTTAGAAATTATAGAGAAAAAATGGAAAAATTAAAAGAAATGCAAGATAAATTAATACATGTTAAAGCATTATATAATAGAGAATATGCAGTATTAAAGTTAAATAAAAATGAAGAAAAAACTGTAATTGAAGATGTTCAAGATAAATTATCTGAATATGATACAGTTATTGATGAAGTTAATATTATTAGTGAAATTACCAATGAAGAAATGATTGATTTCAGTAAAAAAATTTCAGATTTTAAAATATCCATTGCAGATATTAAAAATCAAGAAAGTATAAAATTACAATCAATTGTTAATTAAGATAATTTTTCTTCAATAGTATTAAGACGATTCAAAATTTCTTTTAATAGTTGATAATTATCACGGATTGTAGGATTATAAATATTTTTATTAATCATAGAATTAATAAAAGTTTTTTGTTGTTCATCCCTTTGTTTCTTTTTCTCTTTATATTCATTAATATCTTCTTCAGTTATTTTAAATTCAGATAAAATTTGTTTTTGATCTTTTTTTTCTTCATCAATCATTTTTACAGCATTCATGATAATACGAGTTTTAATACTATTAGGAGTTCTTTTTAAGTTCTTTGCAATATCATCAAGAGACATTCCATTTTTTAATTTATTTAAAACATTTTCATCCTCACTATCATCCCATTTTAATCCTGCACGTGATGTATCTGGATTTTCACGAAGTTTTTTCATATTTTCTTGAAACCGTGCCATTCCAGCCATATTATTTAAACTATTAATTTAATTAGATAAATTATCTTTATATGCATTTTCTAATATCTCTATCCTTGATATCAAATTATTTATCATTAATTCTTGATTTTTTATTATTTTATATAATTCTTGAGTTGCACCTACATTTACAGTAAAAATTGCATTTTTATCCAAAACATGAAAATCATTTACCAAATACCCTTGTATAAAAATATCTTCATTACTATTATTATAATATCCACTTATTTTATATTGATTATTTTCCAAAATATCTTCTATTATTATAGTTTTTTCTCCATTTGTAGTAAAAATTTTATAATTTGATGTTAATTCTAAATTACATTCACTTGTTATAATATTATTTTCAAGTACAGCAACATAATTAATATTATATATATAATCTGATATTATATTTATAGCAGTTTCACCAAATATTTCTTTTATTTCTTGAGCAATAAATCCATAAACTTCTTTATTAGTTCTTAATTTATTTTTATATTTATATTTCCTTGGTTTTATTAACATTAATTTATTTAACATTTCATTATCATCAAGCTCTTTAATATCTTTTTTTATTCTTTTGTCAGAAAAAGTTCCAAAATTAACACCTGTATATATTGAACCTAGTGAATATATACTTACATACTGTATTGCTTCATCTGTATTTGATGCTCTAATATAAGTTTGATAAGCCGAATATCTAGTTCCATATACATTATTATCACCTGCTGTTAAATGTAATAGATATTGTGGTGTTGTACCTATACCTATTAATCCATTTTTTGTTATTATTGTATTACTTATATTTATTGATCCATCTTTTGATATACTAAAACTTTTTGTTTTAGTTCCATTATCCATACTTGAAAAATTTAATTTTTCATCTACTTCTATTTGAAAACCTGAATAAGTATTAGTATTTTCAATATCAGAATTATTAAAATCATTTAATAAATTAATAGTTGGTATGCTTGATGATAAATTTCCTAATAATGTTAAACATGGTTTTAAATCTGATATTATAGCTAATGTATTATTTTTTATTTCTGTACCATAACCTTTAATACTTAGTTTATAAATTGGTTCTTCATTTATTGAATAACCAATACTTACTTTATTACCAAATACAGATGTTCCAGTTACTGAAAAATTATTTATAACTTCATTATTTTCAAATAAAATATCTGTTGAATATCTTATTACAACTATTGACGTAGCATATTTTACATTTTCACCCGTAATATCATGTTCATAATAAGTAACAAATGCACTTAATTCTTGTCCTGTTTCATCATCACATTTATATATTGTACTTGATGTTGAATGACTTAATGAAGTTTCTAAATTTATATTATCATCTAATGTTTTTTGTCTTGATACTTTTATATTATAAGATCCTAATAAATTTACTTCTGAAAAATATTGCCATTTAACATTAGTCATAGATGTAGCATATCTCATTATAAATATTGAACATTTTGTTGTTGTTGGAAAATTTATATTATAAATTGTATTATCATTTGGATTAAATCTACTATCATGGTAAAATGATATATATTCATCTTCTGAAGATGTAACTGTTCCCTTTTCATAAAACTCTAATAATCTATCAAGTTCTTCGTCTAAAGCTCTATTAAAAATGCGTATATTAGATATGGTAAAATTTTGAGGACCTAAACCTGATATTGTTTCACCTAAATTATTTAAAGGATTGCCAAAATATATATTATAATTGGTTACTGCATAATTATTTTTATGATAATTATTACTACTGTTTTCAACTAAATTATTATTTACATATAAATAATAATAATAATTTTTTATTACAACTGTTACATTATACCATGTATTTACATTAAGATTAACTCCATTAGTAAATTTGTAACCACTAGAATTGTAACCATATCTCATTTTTATTTCCAAATTATTAACAAAAATTGCAAACCCATCTTTAATATTAATAAGATAATGATATCGAATTGTATCTGCATCATCATTTATTTTTATCAAAAAATTTATAGTAAAATATCCACTATTTGAAATATCTACTAAATATTGACTATTTATTACTAATGATGTTGTTTGTTCAGTTACTGTTACACCATAATTAAACGTATATTGAACATTTTCCGATGTCAATTGATGTTGATTAACTTCACTATTTAAACTATTATTAAGTTTAAAATGTGCTTCTAATCCAAATAATTCATCAAATATAGGTAATTGTTTTCCAATAATTACATTATTTTTTGTTACTAAACTGCTTGAATTTGGACTTACCCATTTATCATCTGCACCTGATAATAATACAGATGACATTATTCTTATTTTTGATGAATTATTTGGATCTATCTCAAATTGTGTATCACTACATATAGTTAATAAATCACTTGAATCTATTACATAATTTTTATCATCTATTTCTGGTTTTGTATAATAATTTGTTAAATCTACATTTCCCCATCTTAAAATTCCATTACCATCTGTAACTAACATTTGATTATTAGTTCCTGAATTAGTTGGTAATATTAGACTATATGATGATGGTATAGAAGATGGAATAGATAATGTTATAGATCTATCGTTTATTGAAGTATAAAATTTTAAGTTTGCTTGAGTTTGTTCTCCACTCCTTATTTTTAAAGATATTAAATCTAAACGAACATAGTCTTCTAATTTTCTATTTATTTCTAATGTAGAATAATAATTAGTAAATGTTGTATCTACTTCTGTTTTTAAATAATAATTAGTAAATCTTGTATCTATTTCTATGTTTGAATAATAATTAGTAAATTTTGTATCTATTTCTGTGTTTGAATAATAATTAGTTAATTTTATATCTACTTCTGTTTTATTATAATAATTATCTAAATTTAAACTACCAGTTATTTGGCTATCTACTTCTGTTTTATTATAATAATTATCTAAATTTAAACTACCAGTTATTTGGTTATCTACTTCTGTTTTATTATAATAATTATCTAAATTTAAACTACCAGTTATTTGGTTATCTACTTCTGTTTTATTATAATAATTATCTAAATTTAAACTACCAGTTATTTGGTTATCTACTTCTGTTTTAGTATAATAATTATCTAAATTATTAGTTATTTGGCTATCTACTTCTGTTTTATTATAATAATTATCTAAATTTAAACTACCAGTTATTTGGCTATCTACTTCTGTTTTATTATAATAATCTGATAAATCTATATCTGCCGTTGATACATTTATATTCTCCCATATTAAATTTCCACTTAAATCAGATTTCAAAAATCCACTTTGAACAGTATTTGGTAATGTTAATGTATATGAATCAGAATTAAGAGATGTTTTTATTTTTATATTATTTAAATTTCTTTCACTATTTAATTGAAGAATACCTGAAGAACTATATGAACCTTTTACTTCTAATATACTGTTTAATGATTCAATTATAATATTACCGAATGGATTCAATATTTTTTTATTATTTAAATTTAAATTTCCGCCTAATTTAGGTGTTGAATCTGATAAAACTGACTTAATAAAATTACAATTATTTAAATTATTTTCATTAATAAAATTATAACTATTTAAATGACTTTCGTTAATAAAATTACAATTATTTAAACGGTTCTCATTAATAAAATTATAATTATTTAAATGACTTTCTTTAATAAAATTACAATTATTTAAACGATTCTCATTAATAAAATTATAACTATCTACTTCTGTTTTATTATAATAATTAGTAAATCTTGTATCTATTTCTGTGTTTAAATAATAATTAGTAAATGTAGTATCTACTTCTGTTTTATTATAATAATTAGTTAATGTAGTATCTACTTCTGTTTTATTATAATAATTAGTAAATCTTGTATCTATTTCTGTGTTTAAATAATAATTAGTTAATTTTGTATCTATTTCTGTGTTTGAATAATAATTAGTTAATTTTGTATCTATTTCTGTGTTTGAATAATAATCTTCTAAGTTACAGTTAATATAATCTGTAATCTTAGCTAATTGATAATATATTCCAATTTTGGTATAATAATTGTTAAATTTATTATTTAATATTAATAATTTATTATCAATAACATTACAATTATAATAATCTAATTTTTTAATATCACCAAAATATAACCAATCATTACCATTAAATCCCTCAAATATATTACAAGTTGTATTGTATCTAATACAACCAATTAAATCTACATTTTCTAATGGTCTTTCTAAAGTAGTTCCAACTGGTAATTTTATTCCATCTGTTCTTGTAATATCTAATGAAACTAATGGATTTTGATTACCAATTCCTATTTTAGAATTTAAAGAATTTAAATAAATATTTGAAGTATTATTAGTTATATTCCAAATTGATGTTAAACTCTCAGATTCATAATCTTCTATATTTTCAGTAAAAATATCTCCAATATTAATTTGAGTACCATTATTTAAATATATCATATAATCAGTCCAATTTGCAAGTGTAATTTCATTTAAATTTGTAATTTCTGTTGAACTTGTTCTATTTAAAAATTCAAGTACTCCTTCTTTAGAACCACCAGCATTTATTATAGAAGTTGGAACTACATTAGTTACTCTTTTTCTAAATTTAACTTCCCCCTCAGATACTACCATTTTATGTGTATCACCTATCCATAATGAATTTTCAGATATATATATATCACGTATTTTTTTATCGGGTGTTCCTATATCAAAGGTATCATTTAAACTTGGAATTAAAGAACATCCTAATATTATTTTATCTTTGGATATTTCTAATAAATTAGAATTATTATTTGTAACTTGAAATATATTATTTAAATTTTTGTTACCAATACTAAAATTACAATTATCTAAATAAATATTATTATTATTTAAATATCTTTCTGTTATTATTGACAAAGCATTTTCTGGTAATAAGTTTTCTTTAATTATTCCTGTTAAATTATTTGCATCTAAATTTGTAATTTTAGATCCATCACCCGATATTATACCATTTACATCTAATTTATAATTTGGTTTATCTGTTCCTATACCTATATTTCCATTATTTTCAATATATAAAATTGAATTTGTATTATCTTTAATATTTAAAATGTCTTTTGATATTGATTTATTTATTGTTATTAATGATTCTGAATTTACATCATTATCTACTTTAAAACTATTTGTATTTTGAATATAATTTTTATTATTTAAATATATTTCTGTAACATAATTTCTTGATATTATATTATCATTTGTTACATATTTATTTAAATCTGGCAAATTAACTAAATCGTTATAATCTCCGGATTGTCCTGCTTTTGATATTTCTTTAAAGATATAATTATTACTTTCTGTTATTGATAAAAAATCACCAGATTTACCTAAACTAACACCAGATAAATCTTCTATTTTTAAATTATTTAATGTTTCTTTTAAAACAAAATTATTATCTATTTGTTTTGTTGTATAATAATAATTATTTATTTGATTACAAGAGTAATAATGATTTTCTATTTCATCTTTTGATAAATAATTTAAATTAATGTAATTTTGATTATAATAATTATTATTTATATAATTTAATGTATAATAATTATTATTAATGTAATCTTGAGTATAATAAATTAAATTAAAGTTTGGTTTGTTTATTAAATCTTCATAATAACCTGAAAATATATCTGGTCTATTTATTATATTATTAAACGCAACATTTATATTTTTTAAATATAATTCTTTACCATCTTTACCTATTATTATTGAATTTGATGTTTCTATTATTGAATCATTTATATTCAATATATTATCTTTATTATACTTTAGATCATTTCCAATTAATATAGGTTTTTTTGAAAATAATTGATTTACTTCAATTAAATTTAAATTATCAATATTTGAATATATATTATTACCTATTGCAATAATATTTCTAGGAACAGTATTAGTAAAACAATTATTACCTAAAATTAAACTATTATCAATACCAAAATCATTATCTATTTTACCTATATTATTACCAATAATAATAGATTCATTACCAAACATATTAAAACTATTTCCTAAACATACATTATTATAACCATTTGATATTATACTATTTCCTATTAATAAATTATTTCCTTTGTTAATATCATATTGAACATTAAAATCCATAAAATTAATTTTTAAAAAATAATTTTGTAAAATAATATTTTCAGATTGTATATTTTGAATATTTTCATTTAAATCATATTTTAAATTAATTTTTTCTAATGAATTTATATCTAAATCTATAATTTTATTATCATCTATATTTAATGAATTATTTGTAATTTCTATTATAGTTTTTTTATTAAAAACAATAGGATTTGTAATATTTAAATTATTATAAATTATGTTATTGTTATCAAATAGAATATTAATATTATTTATTTGAATAATAAATTTATAATTATTATAAATATTCATTAATTCAAATTCAAATTCATTTTCAATTTCTACTGTTAATTTAATTTTAAAATTTTCATAAATTATATTTTTAAATACATATTCAATATTATTTTCAATTTGTGTTTCTAAAAATTGACTATAATAAAATGAATTTTGTTTAATAACATATTCAATTTCTGGATAAATATCAATATTATAATCTTTATTATAATTACCAAAAAATAACCTAAAATTATAATTTTTTATAAAATCATTATTATTAAAATTTACTATTTTATCATTTATTATACTTTCTTTATCAATATCATAAATTGATATATCATTACTATTTACATTTTCTACAAATAATGAATTAATTATTTCATATGTGTTATTATAAATATATTGTGTTGAATAAGTTATTTTATAGTTATTTTTAACAATAAAATTTATATTATATAAATTTTTATTTTGATAATTTATATTATTTAAAGCAATTACTACTTCAATTTTATCATTTTCATTTGTTGTATTTATATAATTATAATTTGAAATATAACCATATGTAGGTTCGTCAATAATAAATATATTGGATTCATTTATATTTTGAAAACCATAATCTATTAATTTTTGATATATTGATACAGTATTAAATGGATAGATATCAATATTAATATTATTAATATTTATTCCTGTATTTATTTGTTCTTCTATATTATCTAAAGGATCATATATTATAGTATTAAACAAATTACAATTATTTATGTAATCTAGAATATAATTATTATTATAATGATTTACTTTTCCATTTAATAAATAATAATTATCATTTATTAAACTATCTGTTAAAATTTTATTATGATTTATTATATAATTTTTTAATGTTATTTTAATAGTTACTGCATTTATAGATGTTTTAGTTTCATTTAATAAACGAATAAAAAATTCATCACTTTTACTTTCTTTAAAAGTATAATCAATTTCAATAAAATTATTATTGGATTCTACTAATATTAAATTATTATTAATATATCCAAATTTAGGTGGTTGTTCAATATAAATATAATATTTATTTGGCAAATTATTTATACTATTTAATTCACCAATAAACAATTTATTATTGGAAAACAGATATAAATTGTAATTTTCATTAATTAAAGAATTTTGTAAAAAATTATTAGTTGGTTTATTAAGTTGAACAATATTATTATTTATTAATATTGTTGATTTATCTTCATAATTTGATATACTAAATGTATTATATATTGAAATTTCACTTACTTTAACTATTTTATTATTAATAAAGATAGTAGAATTATTTTTAATTAATGTAAATTCATTTTCATGCCATAAATGACTATATAAATTTGTATATATATTTGTTACAATAAATTTATCTAAATTAAAATTTCGTGTAATTTTTAATTGAAAATTATTTTTTGAAAAATATGGTTTTAAATTAAGAGTTTGAATAATAAAACCAAATGTTATATAATCGTATTCAATATTTTTATATTCTGAATATTCAATATAATTTGTAATATCATTTAAATTAAATCTATTATTTTCTAAATATCCATATTTCGGATATTCAATTATATATATTTCATAATTTATATTTGGATTAATTAAACTTTTATTTAATTTACCAAAATCAATATTATTTCTAATATCATTTGTTGGTATAATAAATGGTTCTGATATTTTATAAAAATATTTATTAAAATTTATTAAATTATTTAAATTTAATTTTGGTTCAAAAATATTATTATTATTTTCTTTATGAAATTCATGTCTTTTTATGTTAAATTCCACATTTTTAATATCAATATTATTTTTATTAGATATTTTTTCTGGATTATATAAAGATTCATAAAATAAATTATTTATTGGATTTATATTTACCTGTTTTAAATTTAATCTTGATTTTGCAATTAATATTAAATTTATATCATGATATAAAAGTGGATTATTAAAAATTGCAACATTAATTGAATTTACTTGATTACCAATTGATATTGTATCAACTGATTTAATATTATTATAATTACCTAAAACAATGCTTGAATTTGATATTTGATTAGTATTACCAAGTGTAATTGTATCATTAATTATATTATTATAAGTATTGTTATAATTTCCAATAAATAAATTAGAATTTGCATCTACTAATTGATTAACAGAATAAGAACCAATAATAATATTATCAAAACTATTATTTAATTTATTTGCAGTTTTATTACCAATAATAGAATTGTTATATAAAATTTTGCTAAAATTTAAATTACTATATCCAAAAATAGTATTATAATCACTATTAATTAGATTAATACCATTATCTGTTCCAACAATTGTATTATAATTACCAGAATTATTAAGCTTTAATGTATTTGCACCAATATATACTGATTTTTCTGTATTAACTGTATTATATCCTGTTCTGTAACCAATAAAGATTGAGTTATTTACATTTTTACTATGGAAACCAGATTCTTTACCTACAAAAACATTTTTAGATGAAATAACGGATGCACCAGCGTCTTCACCAACAGAAGTATTTTCTAATATTCTTGTTTTTAAATCTGGTGATTGATCACCTGTAAAACTTAATCCAGAACTAGAATTTACATTTGCCATTTAAAAAATGATCTTTTTATTTTATTTTATAATAAAAAATGATTGATGATATAATTATAAATAATGCTAGAATTCTTGATTTAGGTACAAATTTAAGTGATAAATTTAAAAAATATGATTACAAGACAATGAATATTCATTTTAATTATGATAAAAATATTTATACTTATCAATTAAATGCACATATTTTTGATGATATGATTGATATTAATGGACATAAAATTAAATATTTGATACAAGCTAGTAAGTTTTATGATGATGAAGTTTATCGATATTTTATGTATATAAAAGGTTTTAATGAAAACTTTTTTTATGGAAAAATAATTGGAATTGGACCATTAAATGAAGATTATGATGAAAATGATTTTAAGTATATTCCTAATTTAATATTAAATAATTAAATTGGATTAATAGAAATATTAAATGGATTTTCTTTTAATGAAGAAACCATTGATTTATCTAAACGATTTTCATATGAATTAAGTTGATCAGTTTCTTTAGTAATACCACATGCATTACTGTTAGGTGTATTTTGATATACTCTTTCAGGATTGTGTGTTTTTCTGTATGCTAAACTTTCAACTGGTGATTTATTAGATTTCATATTTATTGAACCATTATGGATTTTACTTAAATTACTTTGACCACTATTAGGTGTATGTGCAGCATCTATTATTATTTTTTCACGTGTTCCATCTATTTCAGCATTATCAGTTGCTTCATGTGACATTTGATTTGAAATATAGGTTGATATTCCACCTTTATAATCATGATGTGTAAATTGTTTATTAGTATTTTTAGCTTCTGGATTAGCAGATAGATATCCACCAAATAAACCTTCTAATATTCCACCCATAAATCCTTCAGTTTTATGCATTGTTGTTTCTTTAGTAGTTGTTTTTGCTACTAAATCAGGACTATATGAAATTGTTTTATAAATTGTTCCACCAATATTTCTATAAACATCTTTAATTGCAACTGTTTCTTTAGTAGTTGTTTTAGCTTTATCATATAATGCATTATAAGTTCCATCTTCACCTTTTAAATTTAATTTTGCTGAATCATGAATTAAAGTTTCTTTTGTTGTAGTTCTAGCATCATCTTGAATCATATTATAAGTTCCATCTTCACCTTTTAAATTTAATTTTTCTGAATCATGAATTAATGTTTCTTTAATTGTTGTTCGTGTTGTATCATTTGGATCATGAACAGTTACAGCATTAGGTATTTGTGGATTCATCATACCTTCTTGTCTTGGTGCATCAATTAAAAATTCTTTAATACTATTTTTCATTGTATCAATTAATGGATTAACAACAGCACTAACAAGGCTTGTTAAATTTGAAACTGTTGTTTTAGTTTCATATGATTCTCTTTCATTACTATATACAATTACATTTGATTTGCCATAATCATTCTTTAAATCTTGAATTTTATTATTATCTTTAGCTGGACCTTTATAATCTATATGTGTCATTGTAGCATTAGTATTTGTAATATTTTGATTTGATCTTACAGTTGGTTTAGTAATAGCGCCACCAGTTACAAAAAAGTTTTCTTTTCCTTGTTCAAAAGTTCTTTCTGGTAAATTTTTATCAATTTTATTTTGCATTTGTCTTTTAGTTACTTGATTAGTCCGTGGTCCTTGAAAAGGTATTTTAAATGTTTTACTTGTTTGATCTGTTTTTGGTTTAACACTTTGTAAATCTACTGGTCTTGCATAATTTTGATTATCAAATTGTTGAAATCCACCAACACCACTTGATGAATAACCACGGTTTAATCCTGGACCTACTCTTATTTGTTGAATTGGAAACTCATTATTTCTTGAATTTGAATCAATTATTCTTGATTTTAAAAATTCATCATTATTTTTCATACCTTTAGTACATACTTGTTCATCTGGTTCTGGTTTAAATAAACATGGTACTTCTTGTTTTTTCATATGTAATGTATCATTACCACTCATTCGATCTGTATAATTACTCATTCTTTCAATATCAGTATTTTGTGTTACATTTCCACGTAAATAAGGTGTCATATTATTATGTTTAAAATCTTCATTACTTCTTTGTTCTCCTGTTAAGTTATCACCTAAATTATCATCAGTAATTTGTGCAAACATAGATGCAAATGCTGGTCTTGGAACTATTCCTGTTTCCATTGGATTTTGTGCTTTATTATACATCTGTGTTCCTCTTAAAAATTCATCTTTTTTAACATTTCTATAATAAGTAGATGAATACATATTATCCATTGAACTATTTTTCTGCATTATTATTAATTTAATACATAAAAAAAATATAAATAAATTTAACTAAATTAAAAAACTAAATCATCTTTTAAATGCAATGGTGTAGCTTTAATATCACCAATATCTTCACTTCCAAAGAATTCTACATCTAAATATACTCTGGATTTAGAAGGATAACTTGTAAAAGCACTTCCAGTCATTGGATCTATACTTCGTAATTTCCATGGAACTATTAATCTCCAAGATGTTCCATTAATATTTTCTACAATTGTTGTATATTCTGTTCCACCTACAGTTGGGTTAAATTCAAAATGTTCATAAACAGAATCTACATAATCTGTTAATAAAATATGTGCAGGCATTTGTTTGCTACTAAAAGTTCCATTTTGTGGATTTACAAATGCTTCAAAACGACGGAATGCTACATTACCATCATTACCAGCAATATGTATTTTACATGACATTCTAAAAACATATGTTCCATCTGTTAAATCAGTATTAAAAGGATTCTCTGCATCTGTTAAATCATGTTCAAATGTAAATCCTGATTTAAACACTTCATTTAATTTATTTGCTCCATCATGTAAATATAATTTATTTCCTAGACCAAATAATATTCTATTTGTTTCATGTTGTTTTACATAAACAACATCTCTTAATGCAATTCCTTTTGAACGAATAGTATCACCTTGTCCATTTAATTCTGAACCAGTAGTCCATACATCTAATTTATATTTTGGTGTTTTTGTTCCAATACCAATATCACCTTCTTTTTTAATTATAAATGGTGTTGAATCATTATCTGTATCTTCTACTAAAACTAAATCATCATAATCTGGACCAATAATATCTGGATCATTTCTATTAACATGTAACCATGCTTGTAAATTGCTTGATTCACTTACACCTAAACCAACACGACCAATTTCATCAACACGAAATGGTATTCTATCTTGATTCTCTTGAGTAAAAAATTCTACTAAATTATAACCACCACCACTTACTTTATTATCTTGAATAACAGTTAAAGCTGTTTTTGTTCCTGTATTATGAACATGAAATGCAGATGTTTCTTCTGTTGTAGTGTTAGTTACAATATTTACATTACTTCCTTCTGAATATTGTATTAAGTTACCATAAATTGTTACAAAACCACCACCTTTTCCAATATATACATTTGAACCATTAACAATTGTTTCATTTAATTCTTCACCACCAATTACTACTTTACTATCTACATCATTTACTTCTAAATATGTTTTTGAACTATTTTTATTTAATTTTAAAATATCAGTTTGAACATTTATTTCATTCTCACCAGCTATACCATTCTCTGAATCAATATTTATTTTATTACTTTTTATATTCAACATTTCTGTTGCTGTGCTACCTAAATCAATACTAAATGTTGAATTATTAAGATTAAAAAAACCTGCTTTAGTATTATCATTTATCTGATAATTATCTGTTTCTGAAATTATATTACGTGTTCTTAAATTTGTTCCAATAAATAAATCTTCACTATGTAAATACATATCAGTATTTACACGTTCTTCACCAATTGTTATTTTTTTACCATTTACAATAGTTTCACTATCTAAATTTGATGTTGCTATTGTTGTATTTGTTCCTTTCATTATTACAGTTGAATCATCTTCTGCTAAATTTAAAGATTTACCATTTATTGTTGTAGCACTTCCTGCTTGTGCAGTAGTAGCAATTGTAGTTGTTAAGCCTTTTACAGTTACTGTTGAATCATCTTCTGCTAAATTTAATGATTTACCATTTATTGTTGTAGTACTTCCTGTTTGTCCTGTTGTTGTAATTAATGTTGTTGTTCCTTTTACAGTTACACTTGAATCATCTTCTGCTAAATCTATTGTTTTACCATTTATTGTTGTAGAACTATTTGCTTGTCCAGTAGTAGCAATTGTTGTAGTTAAACCTTTCATTACTACAATTGAATTATCTTCAGCTAAATTAAGGTTACTACCATTTATTGTAGTAACACTTGCTTGATTTAGAGTTGCAATAGTAGTATCAATACCTTTCATAACTACAGTTGATGAATTTTCAGCTAAATTTAAAGCTTTACCATTTATCGTTGTTTGTGTTCCTGTTTTATTGCTATCACAAATTGCAATTGTTTTACCATTTATTGTTGTTTGTGTTCCTATTTTATCATATTCATTAATTTTTACTGTTTTACCAAAAATTTCCGTTAAACTATTATTACAAGTTACATCTAAATCTACATTTTTTGTTCCTATTTGAGTATCTAAACCTAATAATTTTGTTGTTGATTGATTTTCTGCTATATTTACTGTTTTACCATTTATTGTTGTTGTTGAATTTTCTTCAATACTTGTTATAGAAACATTTGCACCATTTACATTTATTTCATTACCTGATTCACCAATGTTTATTTTACCAACTTCTAATCCAGTAATATAACTTGAATCTTGTTCAGATGTATGTGCATAAATATTATTTACTCTTACTCTATCAAACCATCCACCATCCACTACACGAAATACTTCATTTACATTTTCATCATTTAAATTCTTAAATACTTGTAATGAATTAGTGCCTAAAACTAAATTTTTTGTTGTATTATCAATATTGATAACATCATTAACTGTATAAAGAACAGTTCCACTCATTTTATAATTATGTAACAAAAAAAAATAAAGAAACTTTTATAATATGAAATATTTTACAAAAAATCTTTTACAAAAAATCTTTTTAAGAATAATGTTTAAAAATAATAAATGATCACTTTTCACAGAAAGATCTTTTTAAGAATAATGTTTAAAAATAATAAATGATCACTTTTCACAGAAAGATCTTTTTAAGAGTGATCACTTTTTAAGAGTGATCTTTTTAAGATTTAAAAAATATTTTATAATTTAAAAAATATTATATTTAAATAATTTTAATTTATAAAAAGATCTTTTTAAGAGTGATCACTTTTCACAGAGTGATCTTTTTAAGAGTGATCATTTTTTAAGAGTAATCACTTTTAAGAGTGATCACTTTTCACAGAGTGATCTTTTTAAGGAGTGATCATTTTACAGAAAGATCTTTTTAAGAATGATCTTTTTAAGATTTAAAAAATATTTTATAATTTAAAAAATATTATATTTAAATAATTTTAATTTATAAAAATTATTTTATATTTATAAAAAGATTTTTTTAAAAGTGATCATTTTTAACAGAAAGATCTTTTTAAGGAGTGATCATTTTACAGAAAGATCTTTTTTTACAGAAAGATCTTTTTAAGGAGTGATCATTTTACAGAAAGATCTTTTTAAGAGTGATCACTTTTTACAGAAAGATCTTTTTAAGAGTGATCTTTTTAAGATTTAAAAAATATTTTATAATTTAAAAAATATTATATTTAAATAATT